AGAATGAATTGTTCCCACCATTTCTGATGATATAAACCCAATGTATCATTATCTGATAATCCGAATTGAGATTGTAATTTAGATAATCTTCCTAAAAACTTACCTTTCATCTTACTAAAGTCTTGATGTTTTGGAACATCTAAAAATACAGGTTTACCAATTGAATACTTCTTTTGTATGTTTTGGTTTCTTTGTTTAATCATACCAGCCAATATTCTACCACTACCTTTTACTTCACCTTTTACATTACCTTTATCATCATAAATCAATGCTCCGTGA